TGCGAGATGTTCAAGGACGCAGGGGCATTTACGATTTCCGTGTAATATGCGATGAATCAAATAACACAGGACAAGTTATAGATGACAATAGATTTGTTGGTGATATATATATTAAACCGGCAAAATCTATCAACTTTATTCAATTGAATTTTGTTGCGGTCAGGTCTGGCGTAGAGTTCACAGAAGTTGTTGGTCAGCTATAATTTTTAGGTTAAGGGAGAAATAACAAATGGCTTTCAATATAAATGAAATCAAAAGTCAATTAGTATATGGTGGAGCTAGACCAAATTTATTCCAGGTTAGGATAGATACTAAAAATTCTGTAGCAGACCTGAAAGTGCCTTTCATGGTTGAAGCAGCTGCCATACCAGCGTCAAATTTGGGTACTATTAGAGTTCCCTACTTTGGCAGGCAATTAAAACTTGCCGGCGATAGGGTATTTGATCCTTGGAATGTTCAAGTTATGAATGATGAAGACTTTAAAATCAGAAATGCTTTGGAGTCTTGGTCAAATTCGATTAACAGGCTGCAAGCTAATGTCAGAAGTTTAGAAAAATATAAATCTGATGCTACTGTTATTCAGTATGCCAAAGATGGCAGCATACTTAGAGAGTATCGTTTTGTGGGTATATTCCCAACCCAAATCGGTCAAATTGAATTAAGTTGGGCTACTACAGACACTGTTGAAGTTTTCCCTGTTACATTCGAATATGACTATTGGGAAGTTTCCGGTGGTACTACCGGCAATGGTGGTGGGAATTAATACATACATTATTTTTTATAATTAGGGATTTAAAATGAACTTATTTGGTTTTGAAATAATAAAGAAAAAGAACGAACTCTCAGCACCATCTGTCGTACCAGAAAATAAAGACGATGGTGCTGTAGTAGTTGCTGAGGGCGGTGTATACGGTCAATATGTCGATCTTGACGGTTCTGTAAGAACTGAAGGTGAATTAGTAAATCGATATAGGGATATGTGTACTTATCCGGAAGTTGATTCTGCTGTTGATGATATAGTGAATGAAGTTATCATATCAGATCCAAACAAGGATATGGTAACATTAAATTTAGATGAGTTGAAACAGTCGGATAAAATTAAAAAAATAATTCAAGAAGAATTTGAAACTGTAAAAGAAATACTTGAATTTGAAAATTTTTCATATGAAATTTTTAGAAAGTGGTATGTAGACGGCAGGTTGTATTATCATTTTATTATTGATGAAAAAAATCCTTCTGGCGGATTAGTAGAATTGAGATATATTGACCCAAGAAAGATAAGAAAAATACGGCAGATAAAGAAGAAAAAAATTAAAAATATTCCGGTTGTTGAAGAAACTGAGGAATATTATATATTTAATGATAAGGGGTTTGCAAACAAAGGTACAAATTCCTCGTATGGTGGTGGGGAAGTTGGTGTAAAGATATCAAAAGATTCTATTGTACACTGTACAAGTGGTTTAACAAATATCAATGGTGATTTAGTTGTTGGGTATTTACATAAAGCTATAAAACCATTGAATCAGTTAAAATCTATGGAAGATTCTCTTGTAATTTATAGAATTTCAAGAGCACCTGAAAGAAGAATATTTTACATTGATGTTGGTAATTTGCCTAAAATGAAAGCGGAACAATATCTTAGAGATATTATGACCAAGTTTAAGAATAAACTGGTATATGATTCTGCTACTGGCGAAATCCGTGATGATAGAAAATTTATGACAATGTTGGAAGATTTTTGGTTGCCTAGAAGGGAAGGTGGTAAAGGCACTGAAATAACAACATTGCCAGGTGGTCAAAACTTAGGCGATTTAGATGACGTTGTATACTTTCAACGCAAATTATATAAATCGTTAAATGTGCCTATATCAAGGTTGGATGCTGATGCAACATTCAATCTGGGTAGAGCAACAGAAATTAGTAGAGATGAAATTAAATTTGCAAAATTCATTTCCAGATTGCGGTTAAGATTTTCTGAATTATTTAATAAAATTTTAGAAAGGCAGTTGGTATTGAAAGGTGTGATATCAAGTGAAGAGTGGTTGGAATTTAAAAATGCTTTTAAATATGATTTTGCCCAAGACAATTATTTTGCTGAATTGAAAAAGACGGAAGTGCTTAGAGACAGAGTTTCGATGCTCAGGGATATGAATGATTATGTTGGTAAATATTATTCTAATGAGTATATTAGAAAAAATGTATTGTATCAAACTGATGCTGACATGGAACAAATTGATAAACAGATACAAGAAGAACAGGCAAATTCCCAATATAATCCATCGATGGATTCTGGTGAAAATGACGGGGGTGGGCAGGAAGAACAGCCAGTGGCAGAACCGCCACTAAATACCAAACCTGAGAATGTTAAGTTGCCAAATAGTGCAGGAACACCGCCAGGGTTTGCGCAATAAATTTTAATAAATAATTATTGGAGAAAATTATGACAGGCAAAAGTTTAGAAGATTTATTAGTGTTTGCTTCAGAAGAGCAACCATCAAAATTTTACGATGCTTTCGATGAGATTATAGGGCAAAGAGCCATAGAAAGATTAGAAGATCATAAAAATTATATCGCAAGCACTTTATACGGTGAAGAAGATGATGAAGAGGAAGGCGATTATTCATACGATAATGATGACGAAACTTATGATGATGCAACTGATGATGACGATGATGATGTCGATGATGATGATATTATGGACGATGAATTAGAATCCGAATTAGAAGCAATTTCAGGGGAAGAAAATGAAAACACTTAGTTCTTTTGTGGAAATCTATAAACCAAAATCAAAAGATGAGCAAAAATTTGTTGATAAACATATCATTTTAAAAAAAGGTGATAGGAATGGTAATGGGGATGAGATTTTTAACGGGTCTAAGGTAAAAAAGATTGATAGAAAAAAAGAACGCCACGGGTATGATACCGAAGAGGGTGAAAGTGTATATGAATCTTCTTTAGATAATACTCATGAGTTAATAACTCATTCGGATCCTCAGTTATACAAAAGCAGCTATGTACCAGTTGCTAAGAACTTAGAAAAAAAGTTCAAGAAAGGTACATACGATCCAGAAAAGGCAAAAACCCTGTGGAAGTATCATGCTGATCGTGCTGCTGATTCGTATGCCAAAGAGCATGGATCCCCAAAACAAAAAGGTCATCAACTTTTCTCACCAACCGAGCGTAGAATAGCTGCTGATCATTTTGCAAAAGAACACGAAGCAGAAATGAAAGCTGGTAATTTTCACGAAAGTTATCATACATCAACAATAGCTGCCATGGCTGCATCTAGATATGAACCAAAAGTTGGTGATAAAATTAGAACTAAAAAGGGTGGACAAATTCCAGGAACCGTTACAAAGGTTGACGGGCAAAACGTTCATTTTAAACACCCAGAAGGTAAAACATACAAAACTTTCATAGACAATGTTATGAGAGAAGCAGTTGTTGTAGCCAAACGTAAAAAAGTAACACAAAAACCAGACTGGCCAGGTTGGGACCGGATGATTAATGATGTTGCAACAAGCAGTGCTGCCCCGGAACATAAAAAGGCTGCAATTGATGCGTTGAATAAAAAACGTTATAAAACTGAAGAAGCGGCATTAAATGAATCACCAATATATTTTGTTAAACACGACGAACACCCGGATCATCCTCACTTGGGTGGTAAGAATCAGATTTTTCGTGTAACAAAAAATGTAAAATCTGCAAACGTCAGCAAAAAACATTTGAAAAAATTGGGATTTAATAATGCTCGTATAGAATTGGCGCCGATTTCGAAGGCGAGCAAAAAGGTTATGGAAGAATTTGCAACCAAAACCGAAGAAGTTGAAGCAGTTGATGAAGCGAAAAAAAATACAGGTGGTTTTGAGAACACTAGACCTGACCGTGCAGATAAAATTGCATTTGATCGTGAACAAGCACTTCACGCAAAAGGCAAAGGTGGGTATCAGAAACTGAGGGATCGGATGGCAAAAGACTTACAAGGTGTTTTCTATAGAAAACATTCGGCTACCGAAGAAGTTGAAACTGTTGATGAAGGATTCAAGTCGGCTAAAATGGAAATAAATCGCCTGAAAGCTGCTCGCGCTAAAAATGATGCCATTGCCGTGGCAGCTGCCCGCGTTAAATATGGTGCAAAAGAAAAAGACACAGCAAAAGAGCTTCCAATGCGTAAGG